CTCAGCAAATGCACCGTGAGCAGACTTGTTGTTTAGGTATTTCCAGTCAGACTTGTAGAAATCGTAAGATCCACGTCTAAAACCAATGAAACCTAAGTTTAACGCCATGTCAGAAGAATTGTCAAACAAACCATAAGCAGTACCACCAGCAGATCCTAAAGAAACACCAGCAAGCATGTTATCAAAGTTTAATGAAGCGCTTCTGTCTAAGTAAAGCATGTTTTCTTCAATTGCTCCTTGACCATCTAATTTAGCTAAGATGTCATCAAAGTAAACTAAATCAGCAGCAGCATCATTTGCAGCATTACCTGAAGCAGCAAAAGTATCAGTTGAAACGTGACCTCTAGCAGTAATTGCAGCTAATAAACCTTCAGTACCTTCTACTGTAGCAGCAGCACCAGAACCAGAAGCAGCTTTTTCAGCTTCAATCATACTCATTTCTAAGTAATCGTTGAAACGTGATCTAGTATCACCTTCAGCTTTCATGTACCACATATAACCATTCTGTCCTTCTTCGCCAGAAACTTCAACCCAACCTATTTGAGCAGTATCAGATCCATTGATCTCATACATATCTCTCATTATAATTGGCTTGTTGTCAAAAGTTAAGAAACCAGGAGTTAACGCGTGTCTATCAGCTGTAGAACCTTTTTTGTATTCAGAACCGTAAACCATTACAGTGAATACAGAAGTATTATCAAAGCCAGATTCTGAAGTCGACATGTCAGCGCAAGTGTATGGAGCAACTTTAACACCTAGCGTATCAACTGGGTTACCAGCAACACTGTCTTGGTCAATAGCAGTTACAAGAACTTTTATTTGTTTTCCAATTTGTGTACCAGCAGTACAATACATTAATAATGTATCGTGCTTTCTAATTAAACCAGCTTCAGCAACGTCGTCAAAAGCTATAATGCTTGTACTGTTAACTAAAGTTACATCTGGTATACTAATATGTAGTCTACCTTGCTCTGTCCAAACAACTTTGTCTGATTGCATAGCTTCTTCAGCTCCTACTTTTGCTAAAAATCCTGATAACGATCTGTTACCATATCTCTCTACTTCAGCTTCGTAAAGCTCAGGTAGATATTGTTGTGCCCATCCAGTCGAAAAGTCCAAGTAACTAGCATCTGTAGTTTGTTTTACTGGACTTGGAATTGGATCGGTTAATGTACTTAATCCCATTTTTATTTATGTATTAATTGTTAATTATCGTTTTAATTTTAATTTAAAATCCGATGAACCATCACCTAACACTTTATATTTAAAACCAGATTTAGACTCTTCACCAAAAGATTGTCTAGGGCTCATATCCACGTTTTTCGCTTTACTCACACTATCTTTTAATGCGTCAACTTTACCTTGTTCGTAAAAGTGTTGTGCAATTGCGTCTGAATTCATTGCTGTAAATAGTGACTTGTGATAACCTTTAGCATCTGACATTTCATTTTTTTCGTTCAAGAACTTCTTGACAAAATTATTAATATCGCTTTGTGTGTTTTTCACTTTGTCAGCATCCTTCACATTATACCTATAAACTTTTTCTCCAACCTTGTATTCAAATCCTTTGAATTCGCTGTTAAACAGTTTATTAGTACCTGCGTCAAACACTTCTTTTTGCAGCTTCTGAATTTTTCCACTTTGTTCAGAATTTTTGTTGTATTTATCATAAAAATTAATAGCTTCTTTTTGATCAGAAGTCAACTTGCTTCCAGCTTTAATTTCGTCGTAATACGAGGACTTTAGCCCGTCCATGTGGCTTCTAGCGTTGGCAACTTGCTCTTTAAACGCTAATTTTTTTCTTTTTATTTCTCTATCAGTGTTTTCTTCTTCATCGTAAGAAAAACTATCATCTATTAAGAAATCTATTTCTTCACCGCTTAAATGACCTTTAGTTTGTTTGTAGTATTCTTTTAAAACAATATTATCATTAAGCTTGCTGTAGTCTTGATTTAGTTTTACATAATCTTCTAAATCACCACCAGTTTTTTCCATGAAATCAATAAGCTTTTCTACATTTTCAGGTAAAGGTTTTCCAGTTTCTTCAGCAACTTTTATTGCTTCTTTAACCTCTTCTTTAACGTCTTCTATTTTTTCTTCTGTAGTTTCACTTACTACAACCTCTTCTAGCGTTGGAGTTTCTTGTGCTTCAACTTCCGGTTGTACTTCTTCTTGTTTTTCTGTGGTGTCGGCATTACTAAGCTCTGTAACCACTCCCTCGTTGACAGGGTTATCTTCTTTAATTTCATCTTGTTTTGGTTCTTCAACTGGTTTGTTAAGATCGAGTTTTAAGTCTTCATCTTGTAAATTGTATTTAGGTAATTTTTTAATTTTTAATTTACCTGTGTCTTGAGGTATGTCTTTGTTTTCTTCCATAATATAATATAATAATTAATAATTGTGTTTAGCTTGGTTCAAATTGTCCTAGGTCAAAATTTCCACTTAAATTGTCATTTCCAGACGATTCAAAATCTACGGGTTGACCACCACCGGTTCTTTGTTCTATAAGTTTACTTTGTTGAGATGCTTGCATTTTAGTTCTGTCATCTTTTCTATTTTCTTTACTAGACTCTCTATCACTTAAACCTTTAGACTCTTTTTCTTTTATTTGCATGTTATAATGAAACTCTAGTTGCATTAATTGCTTTTTCAAATCAGCTTCACTCATCATCTCTTGTTTTCTAAGTTCTGATTTTTGTGATTCTAACTGCATTTCTGTTTGAGCTAACATTTGAGATTTTTGAACCTCAGCTTGTGCTGCAGCAGCAGCCGACTGTTGATTTGCTTGTGCCTGAGCTTGTATATTTTGTTGTTGAGCTTTTTGGTCTTGTTCTTGTTTTTTCTTTCTACGAACTTTCAAAAGTTGGTTTGCAAGTTTTAAGTTTTTAACCTCTCTAACGTCAATAGCATCTTCTAAGTTTATACTTTGTTGTTGTAATGCCATTTGTATATTATTTTCTAACAACTGTTTTTGCTCTTCGTCTGGTTGTAGTTTTATAAATATACCAAAATCGTGTAAGTGTACGTCTTTCAACTCTTTTAATATAGCAACATTAAACGCTCCAATTTTTTGTATAAAAGCATCTTTTGTTGGTGAATATTCTAAAACATCAGAAACTCTTAATGATAAGTTTTCAGCAACTTGTAGCGTTAAAAATAATCCAGCATCTAATATATGTCTAGTAGCAACGTTTGAATTTGCTGCTGCTATTTTTTGTATACCTACTAAAGAGTCTTTGTCAGGCATACTACCATCTCTAGCTTCATTAAGCCCAGTAGTATCTCTTATCATTTGCAAGTAGTAGTTGTAAGTTTGTATCAAACTTTGCATTTTAGCACCACCATTACCTGATTGTATTTCTTGTATTGGAACTTTACCAGGGTTCATATCACCATCAGCAGTCATCGATCTACCAATAATACTACCTGTTTGGAAAAACATATTTAAAGCTTCTTGTGGATTGTAGTTTGTTCCATTACCCAGATCTATCTCAGCTAAACCATCAGCATCTAGATATATACCATCTGGAACCATACGTGACATAACTTGCTGAAGTTTTAAATGCGTAAGCTGTATCATGTCTGCAAAACCTGTTATTCTACTAACTAAACTTTCAATTTTACCATTGTACATTCTTGGAGCTACTATACTATAATTCATTTTAACTTTAGTATAATCACTTTTTGGCCTTATCATATTTTTAGCTAATCCCCAGTGTAGTAGTTTACCTGTTCCAAGTATTATAGCACCTTCATATAAAACCTCTATAGATTTTGATAGTTTTTGAAATTGATTAGTAATTTCTTTTGGTGGATCAAATTTGTCTGATTTAAGTATTGCCTTAACACCACCGCTGCCAGTTTCTTTTACTTTGTAAACTTCATTATTGTAAGTTTTGTAATTAAAATACAAAACCTGAACTTTATTACTATCGTATTTACCTTGTGTAGCGTAGCTCTGGCCGTAAGCAAGTTCGTTGTAAGGCTTTGTTTGTTGTACTTCTTCTAGCTCTTCTAAAGTTAAATCAGGAAATTCTTTTACTAATTCATTAATAGGTATAGTTTTAACTTCACCAACATAATATAAATCCTCAAAATAAGGAGAATCCGTATAAGAATAAACTATTTTAGCAGGATCAACATAGTCAACTGTAATTCCTTTTGATTTGTTATAACAAGTTTTAGTTGCTCCTATACCAAGAACAGCTAGATCATAATAAAATCTTTTTTGTGTTAAATCATAATTATTACCATCTAGCACACAGTTTATAGCTTCTTCTTGAGCTATTTCAACTCCTTGCTTGTAATTTAACTGCATGTGTAGTGATAACTCTTCTTCGTTAGCAGGTAGTTCCTCTGTTTCCATTTCACTAGACCTAATATCAAGACCTTGTTGAGCTGCCATTTGAGTCATCTCAAGACTTTTCATATCTTCAAGTATACCCTCCATGTACTTGGTTCTTTTATCTACACCAAAAGGGTCTTGAGAATAAGTAGTTATGTCATACATTCTTTCTGACATACCATTAGCAACTATATCAACAAACTTAGGTATTATAGGTACTGGTTTCCAGTCTAGATTTAAATATGATAAATCACCATTAATAGACAGTTCATCTTTATATTTTTGTACTGATTGTTCTCCTCTAGCGTAAGATCTTAGCTTGTGATAACCATCTCTACCTTTTTGAAACTTACTATTCATACCACCATTTGAAAACCACTCAGCTTCAATAGCTCTACCAACCTTCAAACCGTATTCCGAAGAGTTTTTATACTCGTCGTTTACGTTTTGTTTAGGAAAATAATCTTTAATAATTGGATCTGCCATATTAATTTTCTATTATTTTTGAAGTAAAGCCATCATTATTAAATCTAGCCATACTTATGTTTAATTTTTCTTTTTTAATTGTTGCATTTGGTTTATATAAATGTCTGTTATTTGCCATTATAGCAAGTCCAGAGCTAATAGATGCATCATGCTTTGTTCTTTTATTTATATCAAACTTTGCCCAGTCATTTAATAACTCGTTAAAATAGCAATCACCAAACGTACCATCTTGCTTCATACCAACGTGATCTTGTATGTACATTTCTATAGCTGCAGCATGAGCTTGTTTTATATCTTCACTTGAATTAGGTATACCACCTACTTCTTTTTCTGCTACAGATAATTTATTCCATATCTTATCAGGCCTATTCATACTGTAACCTCTGTAACCACGTCTTCTTAAATAATACAATAGACGAGGTTTATTGTTCTCTGCGAGTATAGGCATCCCGTAAAATACTAACGCCATTAAAACGTCCTCA